TTAATTTAATATAAGTATACTTTAAATAAATACGTTAAGTTAAGTTTACTTATCTTTGTGATTTACAATTAAGATGGATTATTAATAATTATTTTATACGTGTGCTTATATAAAATTCTTACTGTAGCTATATATTACTTAAATACATTTAGGTTCAAGGCCATTTAATTGCGTCAGTTCACAATCTCTGCTGTTGTATTATCTTAAAGTATTCCGCTGTATTTTAAGTTAAAAATAGCATGGATCGATTATGTTAAATAATGTTGTTCTATTTCAATATTTAAAGATTTTTTTTAATAAAAAACCATGAGTAAAGACATCACAACCATTCTTAAAGAGGCGGTCGGAGAATCAGTAACACAAGAGACTCTTGATCAGATTGAAACACTATTCAATGAATCGGTAGACAAACGATCCACCATCAGAGTCGAGAAGGCGCTGATTGAGCAGGATGAAGCACATGCTGGCAAGTTGAAGAAACTTCTGGAAGCGATTGACACAGATCACACATCCAAACTCGAGAAAGTGGCTGAAGCGCTTGATCGCAATCATTCACAGAAATTGATCCAGTTGGTCAAGAAGTATGAGAACACATTGAACAGTGATGCTGGTGGATTCAAAAACAATCTTGTGGAGAGCATCAGCAACTATATAGAAGAGTATATAGATGAAGCGTTACCAGTCAAAGACATTCAGGAAGCTGTTCGAAACAAAAAAGCAGTCAGAGTGTTGGAGTCGTTGAGATCAACACTAGGAGTTGACATGGCACTCTCAAAAAGCACCATCAAGAACGCAATTCAAGAAGGCAAGCAAGAGATTGACAACTCACACAATGACATCAAAAAACTCACAGAGAGCAATCAAGCTCAATCCAAACACATCACAAAGTTACAATCTCATATATTGCTGAACGAGAGAGTTCAGGAATTACCTCAAGAGAAAGCCAGATACATGCACAAGGTGTTGGCAGACAAGACTCCAGAGTTCATAAATGAGAATTTCGAATACACACTCAAGCTGTTCAACAAGACTGAAGAAGAGAAGCTAGTCTCACTCAAGCAAGAAGCTGTATCAAAACGTGGTCCAGAAGTGGATCGACCCATCGTGGAAAGCGCGCAAGCCAAACCAGAGAAGTCACAATCAAATCTAAACCCACTCGCCGGAACCTACATGGGTGAGTTGAGCAAATTTTAAGTTGAGATCATTAATGATCTGAGAATCAGAAAAGGAAACAAAATTATGTCACAAATAAGAAGTTCAAATTCATATATTGACGAAACTCGCGCCAATCTCCTCATGGAGAAATGGGCACCTGTTCTTGATTATAGTTCTAGTAACGTGAAATCCATTGAGGATGATCACACTCGCTTGAACACCGCAATTCTCTTGGAAAACCAAGAGACATGGTGTCTCAAAGAGAGTGGTTATCATGGTGGAGGCAATGTAGCTGGCGGAAGTAGCGGAGCATTCGGAGCGGCAGATCATGGCGCAACCGGAGGTAATGTTGGAAATACAGATTCATATGCAGGTGGCGATAGCCGTTTGCCTAAGATCTTGATTCCAATGATCCGTCGTACATTCCCTGAGCTGATCACCAATGAAATTGTTGGTGTTCAACCCATGAGTGGTCCCGTTGGATTGGCATTCGCTTTGCGTTATCGCTACGAAACTGACACACTTGGTACAGGTGTTGACGGTAAGACGACTCCAGTGGATTCGCCTCGCAGTCGAGATCGTCAAGGCGAGGGTTCAGATGACAAGGAAGTTGGTTACAACTATCTTGACACTCGTTTCACTGGTGTTCAATCCGACGACCTCACAGGTGCTAAAGGATTGTCCGGGGAAGAAGTATTCCCTATTCCAGACGAAGACCGTGGTGTTGCAGAGTTGTTGAAAAACTTCGAATTAACTGGAGATATTCCACAGATGCTCGTCTCATTCGAGAAGACAGCTGTTGAAGCCGGTACTCGTAGACTCGCAGCTCGTTGGAGTGTAGAACTAGAACAAGATCTTAAGAACATGAATGGCATTGACATCGACACGGAATTAACCAACGCGATGTCTTATGAAATTCAAGCTGAAATCGACCGAGAAATGATTATGAGAATGGTTCAAACCGCGCTTAACGCCGGTAAGGGTCATGGTTATAGTACATGGACGCCTAAGTTGGCGGACGGAAGATGGATGGCCGAGAGAAATCGTGACCTTTATGCTAAGATTATCGTAGAAGCAAATCGAATTGCTGTGCGTAACCGAAGAGGAGCTGCTAACTTTTTAGTAGCCACTCCCAAAGTATGTGCAATAATGGAGATGCTTCCTGAGTTCCAGTGGATGTCTGTCAATGGTAGTGTTAACACACAACCTGTTGGTATCGCCCGCGTTGGTAACCTAGGTGGACGTTTTAACATCTACCGGGACACCAGAACTGAATCACAATTCCAAGACGTCTCCAAGAGTTCAGATACTCTCGGAAACCCAACGAAACGTGAAACAGAACTCAACTACGTTCTTCTAGGCTATAAAGGACCTGAATTCTACGACACAGGAATTGTCTATTGCCCGTACATACCAGTGATGGTACAGCGTACAATAGGACCTAATGATTTCGCACCTCGAGTAGGATTGTTAACACGCTACGGTGTTGTTGACAACATATTCGGAGCTCATCTCTACTATCATATCATCATCTGCAAAGATCTTGATTTCAAAGAAGACGGTCAGTTCGCGCGAACATCATCTAACGTAAATTACCTGTAGATCTAAAGTTCACAACTTAACACAAGTTTGAGGGCGCTGAAATGATAGGCGCCC